CCGGGGAGTGCCAACAGCCACCGACAAAGTCGTCGGTGAGATTTGTGGAAAATTCTATATGAGGGGTAATACCCTCAGTCTAGACCCACCAAAACCCATGTGTCCATTGGAAAATGTACACGTTCTTCCGCTTCGTTGCACAGAACTTATCCTTCATGGTTTGGAATCCCATGTCAAAATAGTTTTCTGTACAGACGCCGTCAGTCCTAGAAGGATAACGGATTGCGGTTTTGCATAGTATGACACCACCATGGTTGGGCAAAGTCTTTTCGCTTGGCCGTGATAGTGTTCGTACTAGCATACCGTCATATTGTGGCTCCACTTTGTCAGTGAAGTCGCCGATAGGTTTCTTCGTAAGGTATGGTGTTCCTTCCGAAAAAGATCCTATGACCCCAGTGTCTCCAAGAGACGCTGGTACTACGGTGTTGCGCCACATACGTGGCGCGCGGTTTACGATCGATACCCACAGTTTACGGAACCTAGAATCACAACCGAAAACTTCGGCTGGCTCGTCAGTTCTGTTTATGTTGGTACCATACCCTAATACTGGTCTAGCCATATAACCCCGGCCCCGCATAAATGCATATAGGCGGAGTTTATTGGCAATCGACACAGCATAAGGTATTCCAGGTGGCAACTCATCGTCGCCTTGACCGCATGCACCCTTGAGATAGAAAGGACGCACTGGGACTCCATGGAAGTAGTCCCTACCGCAACTTTCGAAGAAAGCTCCTGCCAAAAAGCTTTTCCTCTCATTCACCCTGAAACCCATGTATTTCAGGATCTCAATCACTTGATTAGCGTACATCTGAGGGACAATTATGTCATCCCCGTAAACGCTACACGACTTGAGTTGTCGCTTCGGCACCACGGACTCAACGACACACATAAAGAGCAATGTTTCAAGCTCAAACGTGTATCCGTTGCCCATGGCACTCCACTTTTCAAGTTCCACCCACACCCCGTTTATCAGGGTTCTTTCACACCGTCCTAACTCAAGCAATTTGAGCCAGTCACTCGGAAAGAATTCACGCACTACATTTTTAGCGATTGTATCGCTAGCCATGGAGAGATCGATAGTTGCAAGCCCGTCCTTCCAGGCACGTGCAGCAAGCTTTCGATTGCGTTCTTGCGAGTTGAGATTTAACCCAGATGCCTTTATACAGTCACGCAGCACCGACCCTACCCCAAGCTGATAATACAAATTCAGCGTAGGTTGAGGACAGATAGCGCGACCCTTCAAAGCATCTTTCGGAACGACTGAGAATTTATCCCCAGGCACGATCTCAAAGGTAGGCTGGAATTCATACCAGCTCTCGCCCATAATAGCTCGTGCATAAGGTCTCAGATTTGGGGTCATTGTTACCGGAAACCGGTATTTGTCGGCAGCTGTAAAGCCGCTCCCTGAGACGCCAAACGTTCCACCCCCACCGTGTCTGAAGGACTCTTGTACTCTTTCGAGCACAGTCCCTCCAACAATAGGAGTATTCCCAAGCACCTCATTAACCCGCTCTCGTATCTCAAAATGCAGTTCGTGATAAGGCGCATGTTGCGACCCACACGACATAGCATTGAAGCGTAGATTTGTCATGCGACAAATCCACTCAGCAGTACGAAAGTTTTCCATTGTAACCTTATCCGTATCTATACCAGTTGGCAGATTCGGACTCTTCCGCATGATCTCTACCAGAAGGTAGTCATCGGCAAAAGATTCGGCGTCAAGGTAGTCTGAAGGGTTTATACTGACTTTCGCCAGTTCAACTCCCTCGTCGTACCTCAACCGTAGATAAACGCCTAATGCAACCGGCGAATCCACAATTTTACACAATTTCTGGGTGACCCACTTCTCGAGCATGTATTGCTCATTCATCATTGTTCTCCTTAGGAGTAAAACAAAGGGCCGGTGACGCAGGATGCGTCACTTCACCATGGTAGGATTACCACAATGTACCAACCATCTAGACAGGATTCTGCACACACGATGAAATTCGTGTAGAAATGCAGAGTTAACCCGCTAGAGTGGACCATCGTCGTTTGTGATGTGGTTAGCAAAGGTGGTGCTGCCGATAAGGCTAGCAAGAACACCTTGGATATCCGCCATCTCACAGTTGGTTGCACGGGTAGGCGCAATAAAGCTAACCTCCGCGCGCACGATGTCTTTGACGGGGGGATACACAGTATTCCCGAAGTCATCGACAGACTGCACAACGAGGGGCACAGCGAAGCTGTACCGGCCGGTGTAGGTCTGGTCCTTAGGCCCAGCGGCACGCCGGGACATCGTCAGGATAGCATCATGCTGAGTTTCCTTAGTCTGACGGTAACGCCACTTGGCGCCGGTGTCAGAGCGGGCGATCGGTTCCCAAGTTTTCGGGAGCGATGCGCATTCGACCTGATCAGAAAGATCACGTCCCGCCAATGCTAGAGCAATAATTGCTGCCATATTTTATTCACCTTCAAATAGGAGACTGCCTAAACAGAGTACAAAGTAGTACCATATGCCGCAACACGCGGACTACCACAGCAGGATGCTGTGTTATTAATGCAGGCTGGTTAAGGCCTACCTCGTGCTCTAAGCACGCGCAACAGAGCGACATCATCAATGACTTGTCGAATGTTGTCTGACGGTTCATAGCCCGGAAAGTCCGGAATCGGGATTTGATCCCTGTTAACTATGGACCTCGCGAAACTGTTATACCCGTAACGGGCATGACGAGAAACGCGCACATCTCTACCCCTTGAGCTGTTAAAATAACCATTCTTGGTCGTATGCCAGCTCAGATGCTCTTTACGTGTGACCGTCCCGATGAGGGACTTAACATCGTGCAGTGCATCCAACGTCGCTAACCAGTCTCCGACTGGTATAATTTGGTCGAGTATAAAGCTGAAGGGAATTCCTTCCCATAAAAACTCAGCAAAGTTCCCGGATTGAAATTTCTGATCCGGGTTCTTAAACTCGACGTATGCGACGCATCGTTCAGAGGCTTTTACTACTCCACTTACATGGTTACCATACCATGTGTCGTGGTCCAACTTCTCTTCAGTTTCGGAGAAGGCTTTAAAACGCTTCACCAACGATAACTGCAACCGTGAATCGAGCCTTAACGCAGCTTCAGTCAAGAAGCTAAGCGTAGGGGCCAACCCATAATCGGTCACAATAACTGCAGAGGAGATGTCGTCAAAGTCCAGCTGCCTGCGCTTATTTTTATTGCGCTGGTAAGCTTTCTTGCGAAGACCAGTAACAGCGCCAAAAGCGCCACCAAGGTCCCCGCGTCTGACCCTCTCAATCGCTCTCACGATTCCCTTGTACACTGAATGGAAGGCTGATGCCGTCTCATGCAGTTCATAAAGGTCTCGAGCGAAGTAGAGATGGGTGTCTTTAATGCGTCTCCGCATGTCCGACGCCCACCCTCCACGCTCAAGAGCTTCCAGGTCGACCCCAAAATGTGGATCGTCCCCGTTAGCGTAGAAGTAGGAGGTATTTCTGGTTTTGCAATACTTATTGCCATAACCATGTTCATGGTCGAACCATAGATATTCCACCCGCTCATCAGAGTTAAATCTCTTTGATATCGCGGTTGGACTTAATCTAGGATCGCCGCAAGGGTATTTCCTTTGCGGCGTTACGGCCCCTCCACATGCATACTTTCTTGTAGGGCCCGTGTTCCAGATAGGGTTCACACCGCAGTATGAGCCTGGAGTCGATTCCAAAAGGTATCGCTCCATATAAGGCTCAACTTTGGTGAAGCTCTTCCTGGGGCACGGATCGTGCGGCAACGAATTGTTCGTACCGCCCTTTTTCGAAGGTTTACATGTCATTTGACGTCCTGGATTCAGGATGGGTGACTTCACTACCAAGCGTACATAAATGCAACGCAGGATGAAGTCGCAAACTCCGGAAGGATTCCGAAGTCGGTTAACACCTCAGGATGAGTCTATACAAGACCCAACACCACTGTCGTAGTGGCTAAAATCACGTTCCCGCAATGCGGGTCGCGCCGAGGCGTGAAAGGCATCTCCTAACAGCACACTGAAGTGAACTAACTATAAGCTTTAGCAAGTTAGTCCACCCAATGTGCTGCGGAG